TTAAATTTCTTGAACGGGTACAAGACGAAAAAGCACATCTACAGATCCAGACCGCAACCAATGAAATTGTAGACGATCAGCCTAAGGGCCGGCCTACCACAATGCCCATTGGCACCAGTTATGTAGGAGGCGTGTTTGGTGATGAAACGCTAGACAAGATGCCTTCATTTAAATAAGGAGGAGGTATGGCTGGTGTTGTAATAAAGATCGATGCTGATGGTGAGTCAGCAGTAATGCAAGCACTCCATCGTCTTTCAGGTTTTGAAGAAACACAACAGAGACTGTTCGATACGATTGGCCAAACAATAGTAAGCAATATCCGTAATAGATGGACGCAGGGCGAAGGACTTGAAGGGAAATGGCGTTTGTCTGGCCGAGTTAAACGTGAAGGCGGTACCACTTTGCGTAAGACTTCACGGCTGATGGATTCCATTACTCATAACGTGCTGCAGAGTGGAGTAGAAATTGGTACTGACGTGATTTATGGCGCAATTCATCACTTCGGTGGTGAAATACGTCATGAAGCCAGAATGCGTCGTACCTATTTTCGTCAGGGATGTGATGGTACGGTGGGTAACAGATTTGTCCGTAAATCCCGTTCTAACTTCATGCAGGAATCTATGGGTAAGGCTTACATCATCAATATGCCAGCCCGTCCATTTTTGGGTTTGACCGAACAGGATGAGCAGGATGTATTAAATGATATCGTGGAGCATTTAACTGATGAGCGATAAAAACTTCTTTGCGGTGCGCGATGAAATTGCAGAGAAACTCAACGGGATTTCAGGTCTTAAAAAGATTTATACCCCGGCCAACTCTGCAAATGTTACAGAGCTATCACAGGTTACACCAAATGCTCAGGTCTATTACCGCCGTATCCGAAAGCTGGATGATGTTGCAAAGTCATCAATGAACATGCTGGCCCAGCAATGGGAAGTTACGGTGGTTGAGCGTCATGCTTCGGCACAGCTTAATGATGGCTCTGCAGTTCTGGATCGTGCTGGTGCACTAACGCAACAAGTCCTGGAATTATTATCAGGTTGGCAGCCTGCTTCAAGTGCACGACCTTTAAACCTGATTGCAGTTGAAGAGGACTACTCTCCAACATGCGTCTATATCACTTTGGTGTTTGAATCCAAAATGTTTATCTAGGAGCCAGTCATGGCAGCAAAGCAATATGTAGCCCAACAACCATTAGGGCGTTTCAAAAAAGGGGATTTCGTGGGTGGACTCACCGATGCTGAAATCCGACAGCAATTAGATGCAGGTACGATCAAGGAGGTAGAAAAGCCCTCTGAAGAGTCGAAACCAGCTGCAGCAAAAACTACAAAAGAGGTAAAAGCAGATGGGAAATAAACCAGACGTTATTTCGTTACAGGGTGAACTGTTCCTGGCTAAAATTATTAATGGTGCAGTATCAGGTATGTTTCCGGTAGGAAGTATGCCAGCCCTGCAGCTTCAAATTACTTCGGATTCAACCGATCACTATGAGTCCAAAACAGGTTTTCGTACGAAAGATGCAGTACTGCGAAAGCAGACAGGAGTATCTGTAAGCGGTACCCTGGAAGAGGTAACCAAGCAAAATCTTGCCATGGTGATGAGTGGTAAAGTTACTGAAGTATCTGCAAGCACTATTGCTGATCGCTCACTAGGTACTGTTGAAGCTGGGACCATGATTGATCTGGGTGAGCGTAATCTGTCAGAAGTTAAGTTTAAAGACGGCGCTGATACAGATATTGATGCCAATACCTATGTACTCGATTCGGCATTCGGTACAGTAATTTTTAATATTGCACCGACTGGTGACGTTAAGTGGTCAGGTAAAGCCGGAAAATTAACACGTACTGCGATTGCAAACGATATCGGCAATGAATACCGCTTCTTCTTTAAAGGTGTTGATACCTATAAAGGAGATAAGGTTGCCGTGACTTTATGGCGTGTGGAGTTTTCACCGGAAACGGAATTTGATCTGATCAATGAAGATTTCTCTAGTTACGATATTGAAGGTGAATGTCTGGCTGACATTACCAAGGTAAATGATGCTGAACTTAGCATGTTTGGCCACATTGATCGTTTTAATGTAGCAGCTTGATACTAAAGCTGAGTAACTGAATCCAAAATACAGGCACAGGGGCGCATGAGCGTCTTTTTTTGTGCCTGTGTTTTATGGTGCTTAATCATGAATAAAACTACTGCGATATTTTTCTTTTTACTGATCATTGTGATGATCATATCTGTACTTAGTTTTTTTAACTTTAAAAAGATGAATTGTGATGGTGACACCAAGTTCTTTATTTATCACGGCACTCAATATAAGTGTTCAAACTATCAAAAGTAATGAGATTCCATCATGAATGATTTTTTTCTAGCAGCTAATCGCTCTATGACAGTGAATGATGTTGAAGTTCACCAGATCCAGATAAAAGATTTTGACCAATGGGCGGTATATGCGGAAAAGGTAAAAGGCTTTTTAAAAGGAAAAAATTATTCAGATGAGATTTTAACCGAGATTTTTAAGACTCATTCAATTGAAGTGCTGGGTATTTGTAGTTTGGCCACCAAGCTTCCAGTAGCTAGTTTAATTGATCTGGCCACAATATCGGAACAGCAATTTAAAGAAGTTTTATCAGCAGTACTGCAGGTGAACGGCGCTTATTTTAAAGAAGATCAGCCTAAACGCCGTAATAAAAGGCAGGCAGTAAAAGAAAATGATTCAACTTGGTTTGATTCATTCCAGTTACTGATCAGTGCTGGCCATACTCATACCGAAATCATGAATATGACTTATGGTGCTTACAGTGAGTATCTAAAATCAGCCCAAAAAGATTACCGGAACAAGCTTACGGCACTGACCAGTGTAGTGAGATCCGCTCAGCATGCTTCTGCGAAAGACTTGAAAAAATTCTTAGAAGATTTAAAAGACTCATCGTGAGCAAAGAAGCTTTTTCACATTGCGATAATTTAGACCAGTCGGTTAAGATGCTCAAAAATATCTCAAAATAAGGGCATGAGAATGGCAACAGTAGAGTGTATTGCATGCGGTCATGTGGGAGAGCCGAAAACAAAGGGTAGTTTTTTTATAACAATTATCCTGCTTTGTATTGGATTTTTGCCTGGTGTTATCTACGAAATCTGGCGGAGGTCTGGTGGTAAAGTGTGTAGTGCCTGTGGTAGTAATCAAGTGCAATTATATCGACCAGTCCCAAAAGTTGTTAAAGCTTTACCAGAAGAGCATGTACAGCTTCAGAAAAAACAATCCGCATCAAAAACTAAACTTGTTGCAAATGATGGTTTTTCTTATAACGCTGGACAACGGTTAAAGATAGACGACAATGGAGTTGAACAAAAGCAATGTCCTGACTGCCGTGAATATATTCGATTCGATGCTCGAAAATGTAAGCATTGCGGATCAACCATTGAATAAATAATTTAAATTTTTATCACTTCATATAGCCCACCATTTGGTGGGTTTTTTATTGCGAGTAAGAATATGGCCGGTAAAGAATTAACCTTTAAAATTGTGATGGAAGCTGATACTAAGAACTATGTATCGAATATCAAGGAATCTGAAAGTGTTACCAAGGCTATTTATACCGCAATAAAACAGGAATCTGAAAAACTGAAGGCTGCATCTGAAGAGGCTGCTCAAGAAATTGGAAAAATAGTTCCTGATGATTTGCAGAAGAAAGCTGATCAGGCTGCCAGCAAGATCAATAATCTTGGTAGCGAACTTCAGGATACTGCAACTAAGGCAAATAAGGCAGGCTTTGAAATCGGTGAAGCCATTCCAGGTGATGCGCTTCAACTTGCAGAACTGCTGGGTACCAAATTTTTTACAGCGGCCAAGGAAATTGAAGCTCTTGGTGACAAATCGATTATCAGTGCAGGTGAGTTACGCTCAATGTCGAGCACTGGTGAGCAAGGTCTCAATGAGCTTAACTCAGCCCTAAAAGCTGCTCAAGCTGAATTGGTTCGTTTGCAAAGTACGGATGGCACCTTAAAAGATATTGAAATCGCCAAGCAGCGTGTTCTAAGTATTGAAGATGCTATTAAAGAAACGTCCAGTGCATTTAATTACTATCAGGACGTTGCTGTAAATGCCATGCGTGGCGTGGACAATGCCACACAGTCTTCGATTAATCAGTTGCAACGTTTTAGCTCAGTAGATCTTGGTCAAGTAGTAGGTGAAGCCCAGACTGCGACTCGTGCAATTCAGTCAATGGGTGAGGGGGCCAATCTCAGCACTAAAGAAATTGAGCGAATTGGCACTATTGGTACCAGCAGTATCAATACGCTTGAAAGTGAACTGCTGGCAGCGAAAAGTGCATTCTTTGCATTAGAGAAAAGCAGTGAAGCTATCAATCTTGATGAGATACAAGAGGCAGGAGAAAAGGTTAAGGGTCTTGAGCAAGCTCTTGACTTAGCTAAGTCTGCATTTGAGAATTTCGAAAACGAAGCTTCATCTGCAATGCAAAAAGTGTCTTTAAGTGCAGATAAGACTTCGGACAATGTAAAACAGGCTAGCCATGAGATTTACGATGCATTAAGTATCAAACCTCCTACGGTCATTAATGATGCTATTACTGCACTTGAACGAAAGTTGGAGGACTTTAGAGCCAATAGCAAATTGCCGGCCGAAGAAGTTGAGCGCGTTACCAGAATTACCGAGCAACAGATTGAGAAGCTTAAAAATGAGCTCCAAGATATTGGACCAGCAGCGGAAAAAGCAAATTCGGGCATTTCCAGTCTTTCTAAAGGAATGGATATTACTCGCTTCGCAACTACAGCTCTTATTAGTGCATTAACTGCTCTTGGTATCGGTTTGGGTGTACAGGAAATCGTCCAGGCAGCTGACACCTATACGAACCTCTCAGCCCGCATCAATATTGCAACTAAAGAAGGCGGTAATTTTACCGCTGCCATGGCGGGTGTGCAGCAAGTGGCATTGGCCACTAACTCAAGCTTGGAAGCTACCGGTGATTTGTTTACCCGGCTAAATGTTGTTGCGAAGGATATCGGTATGTCGCAGCAACAAGCACTGGAACTTACCAAGACGGTAACGCAAGCTATTAAAATTGGTGGCAGTTCAGCTGAGGCTGCAGAAGGTGCAGTACAACAATTTATTCAGGCCATGCAGGGTGGTGTTCTTCGTGGTGAAGAATTTAACTCCATTATGGAGGGAGGATATGGACTTGCTGAAGCCTTGGCACGTGGTCTCGGTGTTACCACTGGCGAACTTCGTAAAATGGCCGAGAATGGTGAATTAACTGCTGAAAGAGTAGTGAAGGCACTTCATAGCCAGGCTGAGGCTGTACAGGAAACTTATAACCGTTTCCCGCTTACTGTTGCTAATGCACTCCAGAAGATCACAACTTCTTGGCAGATACTGATTGGCGAAATAAACGAGGCTAATGGTGCCTCTGCTGTTGTAGCCGGAGCTTTATCTACAATTGCTGACAATCTGGGAATACTAAAAGTATTTTTTGATGATGTCGGTGCTGGTGTTGGTTGGTTTCAAGAAAAGCTAGCTGAAATTGATCCCTCAACGCTACAAGCTATTCAGGATACCTTAAGTACTGTTTATGACACGATTAAAAACGTCATTAGGGGTATTGCGGGTATTGCAGAAACAGCATGGAGTGCCTTTACCTCTGCTTTGGATGCGATTTCGCCGTTATTTAATACTTTCTTGCATGGACAAGAGGATGTCAGCGGCCTAACCACGGTAATTGAACTATTAAGAATACCTCTAGGGTTGCTTGCCGATGGAGCTACAGGGCTTAATATTGCACTCAAGCTTGTTTTATCAGGTATTCAGTTCATATCAGCAGGAGTTTATGATTTAAGTGCAACCGTGCTTAAATTTACAGGCTTTGATGATCTGGCAGCTCAAGCACAAAACACATCGGACAAGCTATTTGCTCAAGCTGAAAAAAATGCGGCAGAGGCAAAGCGGATCGCTTTGGAAACCAAATCTGTAACTCGTCAGGCTATTGCAGATATTACCAAAGATGAGGAGCTGAAAAATCAGGAACGCATTGCTGATAGCCAGAGAACACTCGAAACACTCAACGCCCAAGAGGAAAAACATAAGGCCGATTACAAGGCAATTAGTGATGAACGGATCAGGCTTAATCAGCAGTTAGAGGATGCGCGTAGATCCGGTAATCAGGCCTCTATTGATCTGGCTGTAAAGGGTTTGGCTGATCTTGATGCTAAGGAAAAAGCCTATCAAGTCGAAAGTCAGAAAATTACTGAAGGAAAGATTCAGGCTGCACAAGTCGTTGCTAATGCAATGATTAAATCTGCAGATGCAGCAGGTTTGGCTCAACTTAAAGTACTTAATGCTCAACTTGCAGCTCAAGGGTTGCAGGCTGCGTTTGATGGTACGGGTAAAGTAATTGTCAGTGCAATGCAGCAAGGTACTGCCGCGACTGAAGGACAAACCAATGCTACAGATAAAGCCCGTAAAGCAGCTGCAGCGTTAGGTATTGATCTGGATGTTTCTTTAAATAGAGTTTCTGCTGGCTTTAAAGAAAAAGAAGGTCAGTTGAATAACTTTGCCAATGGACTTAAAGGCCTGGGTATAGAAGGCAAGCAAGCCGCCAATGTGACCTATGAGGCTTGGTTAAAATGGTTAGAAGCTGCCAAAAGCCAAGCTGAAATTGATTACGCAAGGTCTAAGCTTAAAGAGTTTGGTGATCAAGGTAAGGTTTCAACGGGCCAAGTCGAACAGGGCCTAATTGCTATCAAGATGCAGGCTTTAGAACTACCGGATGATATTGATCCGGTGACAGAGGCATTTAAACGGCTAGGCATTGAAACCAAGGAGAATTTAAAGCTTGCTGCTCAACAGGCTTTGATGGATTACATCACCGTCAGAGATAGCGGAAAGGCGACTGCTGAAGGTATCCAGAAAGCATATGAGAAGGCTGCTCAGTCTGCAGCAGCATCAGGTGATGCAGGTGTGATTGCTGCGACTAATGCTGCGAATGCAGGCCGTAATCTGGAAATCCAGATTGATGACAGCGGTCAGGCTGTAGTTAAAACCATGGATGACTGGGCCAAAGCCAATAATCGGGTAGAGAACTCAGCCAGTGCCATTGGTGATGGCTACCGTGAAGCTGGCCGGGTGGCAAGAGAGGAGGCCAAGTCTTCTACCGAAGCCTGGTCAGAAGCGCTTACTGCCATGCAGGGCAAGCTTAAAGCCTCTAAAACTGGAGTCATGGCTAAAAACGGTTATTCAGTTGATGAGATTGAGCAGCAGCTGACTGAAATGGGATATAGCGGTAATGCCCGGCAAAAGGCTAAAGAGCTATTCGAGACCGCTCAACAGGGTCCAGGTGGTTATTACCGTTCAGCCTCTCATGAATATGCTGCGCGTTATGGTGTCTCTGCATACGACAACCAGAAACAGACCGGCAACTACATGTTCATTGCCGAGCAGCTGGAAAAGCTGGAGGAATATGCAGGCAAGTCGGGCAGTACTGGTTCCAGAGTCAATGTAAACAATCTGGCCCCGGACGTGAGCTATCCTAAAACCAGTGTACCGGTATCAGATCCAGCCAGAACCGTACGTTATGAGTTTGATCTAGGCAATGGTAAAACCGCAACAATGTATGGATCGCCTAATGATGGTGATGACCTGGAATCAATGCTGAGAAAACTGGAAATGATAAAAAAGAGTAGCTAATGAAATTAATACGAGTGTCTACATCAGAAACCGTCCCGCTTGAGGACGGTTTTTTATGGTCTGATGAATTTGAATGGAAGCCCATCGAGCAGAAACAGAGTCGGGCTATTGATGGTTCTCTAATTATCCAGGAGGGCCGTAAAAAGGCAGGTCGTTCAATTGTGCTGCAACCGGCAGATAACACGATGGGCTGGATCAAACGCCGTGATTTACGCAAGGTTCAAGACTGGTCTGCTTTATCTGAACAATTCATTCTGGCTTTTGAGTATCAGCACGACAGACGTGAATTTCATGTGATTTTTAACCATGAAGCCGGGGCTTTGGAAGCTGCTCCAGTGAAGGGAATTCCATCTGTATCTGAGGATGACTATTACAACGTGACTTTACGTTTTATTGAAGTAGGGGAGCTATACAGTGGCAATTGAAACTAAAAATCTGGTGCTCTATAAGTCCGAGCGCCTGAGCGATACAGAAGATGGTGGCGGCAAGTACTCTGGCCAGATTATTGAAGATGGCCAGAGCAATAACCTGTTTAATGATGTGAGTGAGCTGGACCGCACCATGGGTGATGTGTCACTGCGTAAACTGTTCCCCGCCGTGACAACGAATGATACAGACCTGCTTATGGGGGCTACAGTCTTCATCTCGGAAAACCCGAAAGACCCGAATGTCTCAGCTTTGCTGTTTAGTACAAAGTCATGGATCGATGAGCGCAAGTCCGCCCAGAACCGGATTGAAAACTATCTGGCCAAGGGTGGACAGGCGGCAGGTAGTCCCCTAGATACGCATTATGCCGGTATGAAAACCTTGCAGGTGGCGATGTTTTTGAGTGAAGTCGAAAGTTCCGTCGGCAGTACGCTGGTACTAGTCTCAAAAGAAGGCCAGGCTCTGCAGCATGAGCAGTATGTCCGCATCACAAAAGTGGAAACCCGTATTGCCAAGATGGTCATCGATGGGAAGGAAGTTGAGTACAAACTGGCTACTTACAGCATTAATGATCCACTCGATCAGGATTATGTCGGACTTTCTGCAAGACAATGGTATAGCGGCGAAAAGTCCGAAACGATTTTACGGGATACCATCGTAGCCGATACCGGCAAGTATTATGCATCCAGCAATCTCAAGTCTGATGCCAAAGTCGGTGAGTTTACCGTAAATGCAGAAAGTATCTTTGCCCAGCTGGTGGCTGCTGCCCAGACTGAAACACCAATTGTGGATGTAAACGCAGCCGGGGAAAGCATGGTACTGGTACCGGGTAACACTGCTGCTATTACTGCAACTTACTCGACCACCATTGGTACCGCTCAGAACCTATATATCGGCTCATCTGTTATGCCTTCCAGCATGTCTTTTAACCTGTTTGGCCAGCAGATCACTGATCAGGGCGGACTGCTTAAAAACACTTCTGGTACCCAGGTTGGAACAATTGATTACCAGCGCGGCCTAATTCAGTGGACGCAAGCTGCAGGTGCAGGATCTGCAAACTTAAGCATGACCTTTAAGCCTGCTTCAGCACCCAACCAGTATTTCCAGTCGGAAACCCGGCCAGTGACCCAGCAGAACCAGAGTGCCAACTGGACCGGTGTGCTGGTACCGACGCCAGCGCCTGGAGCGCTATCAATCTCATATATGGCGCAAGGCAAGTTCTATGAGCTTAAAGATGATGGATCTGGCCAATTAAAAGGAGCGAGTACATCATTCGGCTCTGGCGCGGTCAACTATGAGACCGGCTCCTGGTCGTTGACTACGGGGGCGCTGCCGGATGTAGGCACACCAATCTTGCTGCTTTGGGGCACGCCTTTGGCAACCTTCATACGCTCAGGCCTTGCGGTTGAACCGGCAGCATTCGAGTTTGATTTGCAGCAGGCAGGAATAGCCTCAGGCAGCGTGACAGTGAAATGGCTGCTGGAAGGCGAACAGAAAACCGCAACCACGAATACGCTGGGCCAGTTTAGTGGCGATGCCACGGGTACCTTTAACTATGCCAGCGGTCAAGGCCGGCTGGTCCCAAATAAACTGCCACAGAAAAATACGGTTTTTACCGTCAACTATAGCTACGGGGCATCTACATTCCAGCAGATCGATAGCGTTATGCCGGTGGACCGGAAACTTAATTTCAAGATCGGTACCGGTGCAGCCATTCAGCCCAACAGTATTGAACTCAAGGTTCCTCTTACCAGCCAGCTGGGAAACGCTATGGGTTCTGTCACGCTGACGGATATTCCGGTGAATACCGAGGTCGGCAATCTGGTGGATAGCAAAGGTAAAGTACAGGGCACCATTATCTATGCAACAGGTGCAGTGGAAATTATTCCTGAGGCAAGCACCACGCTTTACAGCAAATCCTATGCACCCATTGAAATCTATAGAGCGGGGTAAGTTATGTCATTTTATTTACCAACCACTTCCAACATCAGGGAAGAAGTGGTGCAGCTGGGCGCTTATACCAGTCTCGACATCCAGGCGCGTTACCGGGACAATTCGGATACCAGTGCCGGGGTCAAACAGATTACCGGTGACAAGCTGCGCTTTGATCTGACCCAAGGTTTTGATGAGCAGATTCTCTCCGGCGCGGTGCGTTTTATGCTGGGTTCAGACACTTATCTGGACCGTACCGGTACCTTGGTACGTAATGTAAATCCAGCCAATAACAGTGGCACCAGTTCCGGTAGCATTCAATATGGTACCGGCAAAATCGAGATTGACAGCTGGACACCGAATACGGATAACCAGCTGGTACTGCAGTCTCTCACTACAACTACAGATATGCCCCCGGTCAACCGTATCAGCTTTAGAACGCCGGTCAGTCCACTGCGTCCCGGATCATTAACAGTCGTCGTAGCCACTTTAGACTATGGGCAGCTCACCTTGCGGGCTGATGACGATGGCATCATTGAAACCAGCCGGGCACATGGCCAGATTAATTACGATACCGGTTTTGTGGATCTGTTTTTTTATACCAAGACTGAAATTACTGAAAGTAATCGTACAGGAATTGAAGAGCAGGACTGGTATGACGTTCTGCTCGAGTACGATGAAGCTGGCAAAAGGTACATTAATATACCGGTATGGGTTGCGCCGGAGACTGTACGTTATAACGCGGTGGCTTATACCTACATCCCGCTGGATGCCGAGATTCTGGGCTTGTCTGCTACCCGCCTTCCACTCGATGGCCGGGTACCGATTTATCGGGTGGGTGATATTGCTATTGTCAGTTCCAGTAAAACCTTTGAACTGCCAGATCATATCGCTGGCCAGACTTATGAGTTGCCAGATCAGCGCATTTCATGGGCCGAGCTGGAAGATGCCGACGGGGTAAAAGTCCCATTCGATATGTACAGCGTGGACTATGACTATGGCAAGTTTACGCTAGGTGGTGACTTTGCGTTAAATGTGCTGACCGCACCATTGACAATGAAATATCGCTATCAGGACATGCTGCTGATCCGTGATGTGCAGATCAACGGCCAGCTCACCTTCACCAAGCCACTGACCCACAATTATGATGCTGAAAATACCATTGTCGGTTCAGCGTTGGTCATTGGGGATATGCAGGCCCGCTCTACCGGTAAATTTGTACAACAGACCTGGGATAGTATCTGGTCAGATGAGGCCAGTGGTGGGGCGATTTCAGCCAATTACAATGATGCCTTATATCCAATTGCAGTCACGAATAATGGTGCAATTCAGGAACGCTGGGCGCTGGTTTTTACTGGAGATCAATCGTTCCGCTGTGTGGGTGAATACTCGGGACAGATTGGAACAGGAACTATCAACACAGACTATGCCCCAATTAATCCGGTGACCGGTGTGGCGTACTTCATTATTAAAAAAGAAGGCTGGGGACAGGGCTGGGTGAGTGGTAATGTGCTGCGCTTTAATACAGTGGCTGCAACCTTCCCGGTTTGGGTGATTCGCACCGTAAAGCAGTCCGAACCGAGTGTGATGTCAGACCAGTTCCAGATCATGCTGCGTGGTGATATTGACCGCATTGTTTAAAATTTAAATCGAATATGGCCGCGTTAAGCGGTCTTTTTTATGGAATCAATTATATGGCGACAGATGTCGATGTTCAGTTTTTTAGTCATTTAAACGGTCTGGTACTAAGTAATAACTGGGGAGATCTGATCCGGTTACTGGATACCTGTCTGGTCAATGGTCTGCCTTTAACTGCAATTACTTCAGCTACAATCGATGCACAGGGTGATCTCAATTTAAGCCTGTATGCAGAACACAAGGCGTTGCTATTTCAGGTGATCGAACTGCAAGGGTTTGTACCCGCTAGTATCAATGGGAAATATCGCATCAAGGGCACACCTGATTCAAAAACTCTCATCCTTAAAGCAGAGTTGAAGGGGCAGGCAATTACCACTACAGGTACTGCAAAGCTGGCTTCACTTGGCTATGAGATTATTTTTCGAGATCCAAATGATGTTAAACGGGTCTACCGGGCTAAAAATCCACGAACAGAACACCCGTTTATCCGGATTGATGAAACCATCTCTGATGGTACTAACAGCTATGCTTCAAACTATGCCAAATATGCCATGGTGGGTCTGATTGAAAATATGACTCATATTGATGATTATGAAGACCCGTCAAAATTACAGTTACCGCTAGATCCTGAAAATCCTGTTAAAAACTGGAAAATCAGTGGTACAGGTACGGGGGTGGTGCGTGGCTGGGCTCGTTGGTACTCAGCGTCATATAATATTCTGGCAAATGGTTTTGCTGATAGCAACATGACAGAAAGTGGAAACAGGACATTTACCTTAACCGGTAGTAAGGACTGTTTCTACCTGCTGAATGCACAGGATAGCCAAACCCAGTTTAAAGATTTAAAGGGGTGCGGGCTCTTTAAAGACAGTCTGGACAATTCAGTCATCCCTAACTGGTTTCTCATGGCGTTTTTAACGGAAGCCTCGGCGGGCGTTTCAAAGTCTGCAAGATATAGTAGTCCACTGACATTATCAGAAAATGCTTCCTCCTTTTTAGTGGTTAAATATAGTCCGGCAGCCAAGCTGTCACCGACTGATACGGCTTTGCCAATCATGATGGACTACACAACAGGCACAACACTTTTAAATAAGTTCACCGCAAATAATGTTGCGGCACTAGAAATCCCTTTTTACGATGAGTCAAAGTATCTGCGAGGTAGCCTGCAATACGTTTACTATGCCGGTAAAAAGGCAAGTGCCAACACTTTTACCACCCCGATTCTAGCGGATTCAAGTATGTACCTTTGGGAATCAATTACTTCCGATTATAAGGGCGGCGTCTATTTTTATCTGGGAGAGCTGGAATGAAACCCATATCAAGACAGGTCATGCACAGCTCCAGTTTTTTAAGTGGCAATCTGAATAGCAGCTTCGGGACTAAAAATACTGTTGCCTGTATCAAGGGTTCAACCCGGGCACTGGGCAAAGATTACCGGGATGCAACGGTGGTACTTTATAGCAAGGCGAACTTATTGCCAGTTGCTATAAGAAAGCCAGATCAGAATTATGAATATCAGTTTTACGGACTCAATCAAGATCTGACCTGCTTTGTGGTAGGTCTGGATGACCGAAAAAAGTTCAACGCAGTCATTCAAGATAATGTGGTGCCAAAATGAGTAAAACATCAGTTAAGGCAAAGCTTGCCATGATTCAAGCCTTTGCCAGCTTTTTAGATAACGGTAGCCAGAGTGCTACCGTTATTTTTTATGAGGGTGAGCAGCCAGAAAG